CTTTAACAACTAACTTTCCGTTGTTTTCTTTCATAGCCTCAGTTATTTGGTCAGCCTGTATTTCAAATGGTAAATAATCTACTATTAATTGTTTCATTTATTTCTCTCCAAAAATTCTATTATAATTCTCTTTTAATACTCTAAGATTAGGTTTCTTTGATTCACTAATTCTACGAAACTGTTTACCATCTATTGTAAGAGTTTCTTGGTTTAATTCATTACCAGTTCTAGCTACATATCTTGATTTCATCTTAGCAAACGGTTCAAGTTTTTTCTTACGTTTTTCAACTTCTTGATCTGCTCTTTTCATATTATCTTGATGCCGTTGTTCTTCTGCCTCATTCTCATCCGAATCCCCCCATCCACCGGATCTTTGGAATCCTTTTGCGCTTCTACCAACGTCATCTCTACTTTTTTGTGCATCATCAACAGATAATTGGGCTTCTTCGTGAGTTTCTGGGTCTACCTTTCCACTATTAATACCTTTTTGTCTGACATCTTGTGCTCCTTTTGCTTTTTGATATTCTGCCTGTGCAGCGTCATCAGCACTTGTTGTAGATGTTACTTTTTCTTGTGCGGATGCAAGTGCTTTTTTTGCTTTCCCCTTTCCGAACATTCCAGCATCTTCCACTCCTTGTTCTGCAACTTTTAATTCTTTCTCAGCCGATTTTTTTGCCATTCCAGACTGAACTGCACCTTGTTTTGTATCACCTACTGCCTGTCTACTTGCTTTACCTTCAGGACTTGTTTTAGGTTCAAAAGGTTTATCTTCGGGTTCTGATTTAGGTTCTTGTCCAGAATCTGCATCTTTTCCTGTATCTCCACCGCTTGGTTTTTCTGTACCTGGTCTTTCAAAATCACCAGCTCCTAAATCTTTACCTTTTTCCTTTTCATCGCTATCATCAGATTGCATATCATCCCAAGCTATCTTAGCTGGATGGTCTTTCTCCATTGTCTTGGCTGAACTAGCTTTCATTTCACCTTGTTCACCATCTTTCTTTTTATACTTGATGATTTTATCGTCATCAACTTCAGCCTCGTTGATAAACTCTTTCATCATATCTTTATATGATTTTAATATTTTCATCAATCCTTCTCCATCATTATTTCAGTCTTTAAACTTTCCAGCTGCTCAATCCATTGACCAAGCCGCCTTATCATATAATTCTTTGTTACATCCTTTCTTTGTATTTCTATCTGCCATCGCTTTAACAATGTAGAGATACTGAAAAGAGTATCCATATAGGATTTCTTTTTATCATCAAACGCCATAATGGGTTGTTTACTGTAGCTGTCCGACTTTATTTGCTAGTTTAACTAACCTCTCACTTATTTTATTTAATGCCTTATGTGTATTTTTCCAATATGACTGTGAATTAACTTTTAATTCATTTTTTAACTTGACATTCATTTTGACAAGTTTTTCTAAACCATTTAATCCGTCACGAACTTCTCTCATTGAATGTCCAATTTTTTGTTTAGGTGATAAAGTATCATCATTTCTGTAATCATGATACCTTCCCTCTTTAACTACTGTATAAGTTGTGGAGTTAGTAGCCATTTTCTTCTTTTTTTTCTTATCACTAGAAGATTTGTCTGAAAAAGCGTTTGGGGTCTGATATCCAGGCGTAGCGCCAGAAGTAGTAGCCTCATCAAGCTCTTTCTTGATTAACTCACGAATAATTTCTTTGAGTTTATCCATTTTAGACATTTTTTAGCTCCTTAACTAATTGATAATAGCGCATTAGTGTAACTACTTGCTTATCTTCAACAATTCTTCCCTTCATAAGAGTTTCTGCTTGATTTATAGCCTCATTGAGTTTAATCTTCGTAACTTTGTCTGAAACTTTAGGTAAATGTGATTGGAGTTCTTTTTTTACCTTAATTGTTTCACTTTCAATGAGCTCTTTAAGAGAATTGGTATTAGAAATGTTGTTTATGTACTCTTTTAACAAATTCCTTTGCTTTGAGCTAAGAGTACTGTATTTTTTATTAAATTTTTCAATTAAAATGCTATAAGCAAGTAATCTCAAGTCTTTTTCTTGCTTTCTATATCCCTCAACCATAACATTCTCTTTTGTTTTCTCTGAAATTCTTTTTCTTGTTATGTTCTCTACTATCGTAAAGCGACATTCTGTTTCCATCTTGGGATTTGTATCTTCATTTATAGAAAATAGCTTATAAATTGAAGCACTTACTTTATAATTTGATATTCTAGCCATAAAAAAATCATTTATATCGTATTTAGAGCGAACTTCTTTAATTAAATTATATTTCTCTCTTTTTAAAGAACTTTCGCTTAGTCTAGTACGAGCAGTTAAAACCGCATCTACTAAATGATTGGCTTTTGTTTCTGACTTATAATTCTCTACAGTTAAAACTCTGTATAGTTCGTATTCTTTACCTAATTCTGTGTTTTTATTAAAAAAGTTCTTCAGTATATTAGCTGCAGAGCCTTTCTTATCGTTATTTAACACATCAACCGTAATCTGGCGAGTTAGTAACTCAAATAATATACCTGTGTTACGGATTTTTGAATGCTTTGTCTTTGAACTCATATTAAACTCCAATCATTTATATAATTCTTCATATATAAATATATGACTACTCAGTTTTTCTCATTATTAATGGAAGATACTTCCGATTTATATTCATCTTCTAACTCATTAGCCTCTGAGAGCAGTTCTTTCCCACTTGAACCCAAGTGCTTAAACAAATTTTCATAATGTTTCGCGGCTGTCCCACCATAAGCCATTTTTTTATCGTGCGCCCCTAGGGGATCTCTTCCTCTCACACCACTATCTTTACTATATTTATTAGCTTCTTTAGGTCTTCCAGCACCTGGCTGACCACCTTCCTCTGAACCACCATTGTTATCTAACTCATGACCAGTTCTACCCATAGCCATATCCGATGGTGTGCCAGACGCCTCGCCACTTTGAGCAGGATCATTACCTTCGTTTTCTATTTGAGAACGTCTGAACTTAGTTTTATAGTCAAATGTAATCTGCTCATCAGTTTCTTTAATTTGTTCGTCTGTAAATTTGAATATGTTTTTGTATATCCACTCAGTAGATACTAACCCATCCTGTAACATGGATGATGCAAGTGTTGTTTTGTTATTCCACAACTCAATCTTTTCCTGTTCATAGATTGTAGATGGATTCGTTAAACCCAAGTCAAAGTTTACAAGCTCTTGGTCTCTAAACCCTTGTGAGTATAGGTGAACAACAGCAATCTTTGTTAATTCACTAACAACGATTCTTTGTATTCTTTCAATTGTTCTGGCAAAACGAACATCCTCAGCAGCTAATGTAGCTTTAGAACCTAGCCCCTCTTCATATCCCAAGAAAGCCTTTGGAACTCTTAAAGATGCAAGTAATCTATTCTTTAGGTATTCAATATCATCAACAGCGTCATAACTTAATCCACTTAAAGACTCAATGGACGTTCCACTATCACCACCACGAACTGGTAAGAAGAAATCTTCTGTTAAGTTCTGTATGTTATATCTAAGGTTATAGTCACCTGTCTTTTCATCAATGACAGGAGCCTTCTTCATCTTATTGATTACCTGTTGCATGTAATTATCAACTTCTGCTGGTGGAATGTTTCCAATGTCCAACTTAAATACTCTCTTTTCAGGAGCTCTCATAATCCTATGAATCAACATAGCATCTTCCATAAGAGTAACCTGTTTCCAAACCTTTCTACCACCCTCTAACATAGACTTACCATAAGGAACATAGTTAGAATCTGATAGAAGTCTGAAGTGTGCCACTTCGTAGTTTTCAAATGTTTGTGTTTCACGGTTACTAGCACCATGTCTATTACTATCTCCTTGTGGAGTCAACATAAACTGAACCAGCTGTGGATTCTCTTCATCATGCCCCTCTAACCTAGCAACATCATAAGCAGACATAGGAGTTACATTTGTAATACCATATTTATCAGTAATTTCTAATTGTAAAAAGAAATCACCATACTTTGCCATATTACGAATCCAAGGCCATAGATTAAATTCTATGTTTATTATATCATAAAATAGATTATGCAATACATCATAAATTTGTGCGTTATCGGTTTTAATATCTAAGACTTTGCCATACTCATTTTTCATTGTTGATTCATCTGAGTAAATATCCAACGCAGAAGAAACTATAGAATCAGAATCCATAGATTCGTAGTCTCTAAATAATCCCAACCTTAATTGTTGTTGATATAGTTGGTCATTATACCCACCATTTTGTAAATTAGAATACAATTTAGTATATCTATCAACCAAATTGGTTTGGACATTCGATTGTAATTGTCCCGTGTCTACAACCTTTAGCTTTTTACCGCCGACATTTCTAACGATCGTATTTGTTGAAAATAGTCGCTTTAGTCTTGAAAATAAATCTTGCTCTGCCATAATTTGCCTCTTAGTTTAATAACCAATCTATTGATTCTTTTTCTCTATTGGGTCCTACTTCCATTTCCCAAGAATCATTTTGATTGGTTGGTTTTTGTGGTAACATCTGTGATGCTGCTCCACTTAAAGTTCTTTTAGTTAGTTCCATTCCCTCAGCCTTCAGCCTTAACGCTGTATCTCTTACCCACAGCCCTATAGCAAAGCTCATAACTAAATCATCATTATATCCAGTCATCGCCTCAGCTTTGTTGTTGTTATATATAAATACAAACAACTCATCAATTAATCGATTTGACCGAACAATTACCGACTTTTCTCTGAAATACTCTTCCAATTTAGCAATAACCAATGGTCTTGTTTTAGATGTCATACTAAATCCAGCTACCATATTACGATCTTGGCTTCTGTATCGGTTATTTATTTGGTGTTCTGTATCTACATACTTTAAATCTTTGCTTGTGTAAAATAAGTTATCATAACCTCTATCAATACATTGTTGTAATGTAGCCCAACCTATATTGTTGTTCTCAACTACTAACAAAGCATTGTTATATTCCGTTGCTGTATTTACACATAAGTTTCCAAAATCTTTTGTTGATATTTTTCCTTTGTATTCTGCTACTTGTTCCATCGTTTCTATATCCATAACGTGAAATGCAGAAAAATCCGAACCATCTCCTCTACTAACATCAGCACTCAGTACATAATCTCTAGTATAGTTTGCTGGTTGCCATATCCAAAGACAACTATCTATCCCTCTTTTTTCTAATGGGTCTGTAACGTGTGTTTGTTTATATTCATCTAAGATTACACCATCAATAACAGTTTGTCCAGAAGTTAGGAAGTCACAATCACATTCTTGAGCAGCTAAAGAAGGACCTAATAATCTGCTTTGTTCTTCTCTCCATTCATCATTTCTTTCGGGATGTAAGTTCCAATGTAGTTTAATAAAATTCCAATCATTCTCACCCTCTTCTGCACCAACCCAAGTCTTATGAAACCAATTACCAATACCATTTGGTGTAGAAAGTGCAATACATTGTCCACCAGTTGATAAAGTCTGTGAAGCAGCAGCCCATATTGGTTCAATCTTATCAATAAAAGCAGCCTCATCTAATATTAAAAGAGATAGAGCTTCCGAACGACCACTATCCTCGCCGCTTGAAACCGCTTTTACCTGTGAGCCATTGCTGTATCTCAAGGATAGTTTATTATCTTCTGTGCATTTCTGCTTTAACCAAGAAGGTAAGTTAGCGTGCATCACTCTAACCTTTGTAACTAAGTTCTTAGCAGTATCTTGTTTGGTTGCAATAACTAAAATGTTTTTGTCTTGGTGAAATGTCATCATCCATAAAGAATACCCAGCAGTTAATGTTGATAATCCTAATTGTCGAGCTTTAAGAATTACATTAAATCTATGTTCTTCAAAAGTCTTTAATGACTTTTCTTGAAAGTCCCAAAGATGAAAGGGCACTTTTCCTTTTATCGGGTGCTGGACAACGCAATACTTTTTCATAAAGTATGCTGGGTCTTTAGCGCATTTCTTATATTCGCTTTTAATTACCTCTTTTAGTTGTATTGGTTTCATTATATTTTTCCTAAAATAAATCCTATACCTAACCAAAGATATTCATTCTCATACCATTTTGGCTCAACTAATTTTACTAACTTTTCATTTGCTTCATCACGAGCTCTTAACAATTGAATTTGTGCGCTCTTAGCAACCGATAACAAAGAATCCGTTTTCATAGATTGTTCCATTTCTTTTACTAATTCTTCACATATCCCTAACGAAACAGTTTTTACACTATCGGAGTGTTGAAGTTCTTTTATATTATTAGCAATTCCTAACATCTCTTCTTGTGAAAGAGTTACACCTTGTGAAAATAAAGGAACTATTAATAATAATGGTAAGAAGTATTTCAACATATTACCCATTTTTCTTTAGCACATATATATAAGCACTCGCACCACCACTTATTTTATTTATTGCAATTGGATAAATTTGACCAACTATTAATTGCTCAGCTTTCATTACTACACCACCATGCACTTCAATATTAGCAGAACCTGAACCTACTATAAAGCCAGCTGCACCGTATTTTGAACCTGTATAATTTGTTACTGGGTTTGAAGCCGCAGAACCCGAATAAAGCTCGGCACTATAATATTCTCCAGGTATACCTCTTTTTTGAAAATCATTATAATCTGTTGGTGAATCATGCATATTTGACATTTTATTTCTCCCTATTTCTTAGCGAATTTTTTCAAAAAATCTACTGCTTCATCAGAATTATCTTCTGTGAATGCCTTTTCCATCTTTTGAGTTTTCTTCTTTGTATTAGTTAATTTACGTTTGAGATTTCCTATCTCCTTTTTTGAAGATTTTTTGTTCTCTTCCAATACCTTTATTTCTTTTTCAACTTTTTTCTCTTCTTTTTTGTTTTCTTTAATAACCTCTTTAAGTTCCTCAACCTCTTTACTCTTAACCGACTTAGCAGCAAAAAGTGCGCCAACGACTCCAAAAAATCCAAGTATTATTTTCCAAATTTTCATCATTTACTCTCCAATTGTTTTAAAACTTCTTCATATTTTTTTAAAGCCTCGGTAGCTTCTTCTTTTACTTTTACCATATCAATATCCCATTTTTCTTTTTCCAATTCAGGAGTATCAACCCCAACATTGTTATACCATTCAGGAGCGTTTGAATCCCCCCACTCCGAGATAGCTTGCATTTGGTCTTTAATAAAAGATATTTTATTTTGTTTAATTTTTTCTTCAGCCCACTCTTCATACTTACCTCCAATACGAAGTTTATTTTCCATTGTTATTTGGCAATCAAAACAATGTCCAAATAATCTCCACATCTTATCATCTAAGTTTTTTTTCATTACCACTTTACAATCAGGACAAAACCAAGGCATTCTAACATCCTTCATAAGCTCTGTCATTGTTGGAACAATGTCTCCTTTTTCTTTTTCTTTACCTTTGTAGCCCACCATCACTCTTTTTTCTGTTTCTCTTCCAGCGATTATATCACCTAAAGCTTTATTTTGTCTTTCTGTTTCTTTACTATATCCCATTGTAACTCCTATACGAACTTTAACATTCCTAGTATTTGATTTGCTGGTGCAAAAGCACCTGTGTATTTATAAAGTTTTCCTTTATAAACAAAAGTAA